AAAATAATTTGTGAAGCTAAAAATCGTAATCAATTATATAAAGCAGCAATTCTTGCAGATTCTTTAGGTCTAAAAGAAAATGAAGATTATTTTATTATAAGAGATAATTGCTTAACAGAATTAACTCCAGAAGACCCAGATGGACGAACTCCAACTTGTATTGGTTTTAAACCATTACCAGAAGATATTGCAAATCAAATTTCTCATAAATTTCAGTTATACAAATAAGAGGTAATATGAAAATAACTAATCTTTTTAATTTAGAAGATAAAATTGATACTTATCTTAAAACTTCTCCATTACTTGTAAAAGAGGATTTAGCAGAAACAAAAGTTGAAATTTTAGCAACTTCTCGTGAAATTAAACATTTAAAGAAACAATTTTGGAAATTTTCACACAAATATTAATTGACTTTTAATAAAAATTATAGTATAATAAATATATTAAAGGAATAAAGGAAAAAAATATGAGATATTTTATTTATGCGTATCCTGCTTCTTATGGTGGCAATCATGGTATGTATGATTATGATTTAATTGACTGTCATAATTATGAAGAAGCTATGTCAATTGCTGCTGAAATGGCTCGTAATGTAATTTGGGACTATCGTCCTGATGATTTACTTTATACTCGTGAGGATTATTGTCAAGAAATGGGTTATGATGAATGGATTGATGAATATGAAGAAGATTATCAATCTGTCCTTAATGAACGTATTGAAGAAGAAATTGATTTCTCAATTTATGAACTTCAAGATAACGTAACTATTGAAGATTATAGAGAATGGATGATGGGTGATATGCCTCCCGAAGATTTTATTAATAATTTTTGTAAATCATAATTAAATAATATTTGACTTTTAGTAAAAATTCTGTTATAATAATTATGTAAGAAAGAACAAAAGCCCTAGTCCAGGGCTGACCAAATGAAAAGGAGATTTAAAATTATGACTAATTTCAATCAGGTAGTTTCTAATTTTGTTAATTACAACGCTAATAATACTCGAATTAAGAATGGCGCTCTTCAGGGCATGCGCGCAAAGGGCAACTTTGTTGATGAAGCTCCTTTTGTCACCGCTATGAAGCAGGAGAATAATTTTAAGTATACTGAAAATGGCGCAGTAGCAAAGAAGTCTACTATGTCCAAGCTATACGACCTATTCGCGCTTGGTGGTTCTTATCGTTCTCGTACCGAGAGCGACTGCATCGTTCTTTTTAAGAACGCATACCAGGAGAATAAGGAATATGCACTAAAGTGTCTATTCTATCTTCGTGATATTCTTGAAGGCCAGGGTGAGCGTCGTTTCTTCCGTGTTTGCCTAAAGTGGCTTGCTACCTATGATAAGCAGGCTGTATTACGTAATCTTGAAACCATTGCTCGTGATGGTTTTGGCCGCTGGGATGATCTGTTCGTACTTTTTGATACTCCTTGCGAAAATGCGGTTATGAAGCTAATTGAAAATCAGCTTGTTAATGACCTAAAGGCATATCAGGCTGGCGCAGCTGTATCTCTACTTGGCAAGTGGATTCCTTCCGAAAACTCCTCTTCTGCTAAGACTAAGCATAATGCTCGCCGCATTATTAATGCGCTACATGTAACTCCTCGCGAGTATCGTAAGACTCTATCTGCTCTGCGTGAGCGTATCCACGTTGTGGAGCGTCTTATGTCTCAGAACCGTTGGGATGAAATTGATTTCTCCCATCTACCTTCTCGCGCAGGTCTAATCTATCGCAAGGCTTTCGAGCGTCGTGATATGATTCAGCAGAAGTATCGTGAGTTCGCAAAGAATACTACTACTAAGGTAAATGCTGGAAAGCTTTATCCTTATGATGTTGTACGTGAAGCGCAGAAGATCATGAATTGTGATAATTATTGGCTTTATGGTTCTCACGAACCTCGTCTTGATGACACTCAGCGTTTAATGGTAAATAAGTATTGGGATAATCTAAAGGATTATTTCAATGGGGCAACTTTAAATGCTATGGTTGTTTGTGATACTTCTTCCTCTATGCTACATGGAGCAAATGGTACTGCTACTCCTATGCAGGTTGCTGTATCTCTAGCTATGTACGCGGCTGAGCGTGCTAATGGTCCTTTCAAGAATCATTATATTAGCTTTAGCCGTAATGCACGTCTAGTAGAAGTTGTTGGCGCAGACTTTTGTGATAAGGTTTCTCGTATTATTCGTTCCAATGTGTGCGAAAATACTAACCTTGAGAGCGTTTTTGATCTAGTTCTAAATACTGCTATGCAGTATCGTCTACCTCAGAATGCTATGCCTAAGACTCTAGTAGTTGTTTCCGATATGGAAGTAGATCGTTCTGCGGGTATTTCCAATCGTAAGGAAGTATTTATGGAGTCTATGCGTCGTAAGTGGGCGCAGAAGTGCGGCAATCGTTATGACTTCCCTAACGTAGTATTCTGGAATGTATCTGCCCGTAATGATACTTTCCTTGACGATCCTAAGAGCGGCATTACCTTCGTATCTGGTTGCAGCCCTGTGCTGTTTGAGCAGATTATGTCTGGTAAGACTTCCATTGATCTAATGCTTGAAAAGCTAAATAGTGAGAGATATAACGCTATTCACTAAACTCAAATATGAATTTGAGATGGAGAAATCCATCTCTTTTTTATTTGACTTATTATAAAAATTTTGCTATAATATTTACAGAAAGGATGAGAAGTATGAATGAAGAATTAGAGTGGTATAAAAATGCTTATGATAAATGGGTTAGTAGATATTATACTTTACGAAATATTTTTGAAGATTTAATTGAAAAAACTAACTCACAAGATATAAAAGAAGAATTATTAAAAATAGAAAGAGAAAATGGATGGTATTAATAATGAATTATTATATCTATCTTGATGATATTCGCGAAGATGACAGCTTCTTTAAGAGGTTACATAATTACACTCAAATGGAATGGATTCCTATTATATGTAAAAGTGCGGAAGAAGCTATTTTCTTTTTAAATTATTATAATGAGAATTTTTATAATGTAATCATTGATCTTGATCACGATTTAGGTGAAGGTCATGAAATAGATGATTCTCTCGTTTCTTCTGGATATGATGTTTGTAAGTATATTGTAGAAAATCAAATTAGACTCATGGGTTTTCATATTCATAGTCAAAATGCAGCAGGAGCTTTTAATATGCGTCAATTATTGACACATTATGGCTATAAAGAAATTTAAAGGTGATAATATGCCAAAATTAATAGATTTGACTAATAAACGTTTTGAACGATTATTAGTTTTGGAAAGAAGCGATGATTATATAACTCCAAATGGACGAAAACATGTAATGTGGAAATGTTTATGTGATTGCGGTAATGTAATAAATGTTAGGAGTGAAAATTTAAGAAATGGACATACTAAATCTTGTGGATGTTTATTACATGAACATAATATGCAAATGGGGAAAGAGCGTAAAATTGATTTAACAGGACAAACTTTTGGCTATTTAACAGTATTAAAAGAATCTTCTTTACGTGGAAAAAAAGGTGAAATAAAATGGATATGTCAATGTCAGTGTGGAAATGTTATAGAAGTTATAGGAAGTAATTTAACTCGAAAACAAGAAGGAACAATTTCTTGTGGATGTATTCATTCTAAAGGAGAATCAAAAATAATTCAATTATTAAAAGAATTAAATATTAAATATGAATATCAAAAAATTTTTCCTCATTGTTATTTTCCTGACACAAATCGTCCGCCAATTTTTGATTTTTATTTGCCGGACTATAATTTAATTATTGAATATGATGGAGAACAACATTTACATCAACGACGCGCGTTTAAGGACACAAAATTTAAAGATACTAATAAAAGAGATTTATTTAAAAATAAATGGTGCTTAAATAATCATATTTCTTTGTTAAGAATTCCATATACAGATTATTCTTTACTAAATAAAAATTCTTTATCAAGAGTCCTTACCCATTACGGATATAAGGAGATTTAATATGAATTGGTTTATATATGAATGGATGACACATTCTAATTCTGCTCATTATAATGGTTATTGGGAAATTATAAATGCTAAGCCTCCATTTAAAATTGGCCAAGAAATTAAAATAGAGAACGCTATGGGCGGTTATCATTATCATATAATTAATGATATGGATTCTTTTTTGCAATCCACTTGGGAAGAAATAGAAACAAAACGTTTTCTAAACAATCAAGATAGTGGTTATGGTTGGATTGATAAGAATGGTATCTTTTATGGCTGCGATTATGAAGAACATGCCTATTGTGTTTATCGTATTTCTGGGCTTCATGAAGATGAAGCTGAGCGTGCAGGCTGGGTAAAAATTTATCGTGATCCACAATTAGCGAATCATTGTCCAGAATATAGTAATGGAACTGATTGCGTGTATTATTACGATAGTATAAATTCTCGTCTAACAAAAGCACAAAAAGATACTTTACTTTCTCGCGGGTTTAATATTTGACTTATAATAAAAATTCTGATATAATTATTATAGTAAATGAGAAAGGAAATAAATAATATGAATAACTTTCGAGAAATGCGTGAGCAGTATGAAGATGTTTTGCGGATGCGCAACTATAATACTGAATGGATAAAGGCTTATCTTGCTGAATTTGATAACATCGTATCAAAGCAATTATGGGATATTCTTGCACCTTTGATGGAAAGTTGTAATATTGAATTTAGAAAGGATATATAATATGAAGAATTTGCATCCCGTTTATCGTGATATTAAGGATTGGGCTATCCTTGATGAACGTATTATCCATGATTTTTCTGAATCTGAAACTTCCATTGAGGTTGTTGAAGTCTTAATTGGTACTCTTCATTACGAGTATATTGATTTTAATCAGCATTATGAAGAGCGTCGCACCCCTATTATTCGTTGGATAACTCGAAAAGAATATGAGCGTCTTGTAGCTAATGAGGGAACTGTAATTTGGTAAGAAAGGATATTGATTATGAGGAAATATGAAAAAATTGACACAATTTATGCTCGTGATACAGAAGGTTCGAAAAATCTACGTCCTGGAGTATTTCGTGATTCTACAGTAGAATATCTTGCTTTAAATAAATGGATTTGGACTGAAAAAGTAGACGGAACAAATATTCGTATTCATTGGGACGGTCATCAAATTACTTTTGGCGGACGTACTGATAATGCGCAAATTCCTTCTGATTTAGTTACTAAACTAAATGAGATATTTATGAATGATGCTGCCGAAGAACTTTTTGAACAAACATTTGGTGAAAAAGAAGTAATTATTTTTGGAGAAGGTTACGGACGAAAAATTCAAAAAGTTGGTTCTAAGTATATTAAAAATGGAGTAGACTTTATTGTTTTTGATGTTCTTGTAGGTGAGAATTATCAATCTCGTGAGTGGGTTGAAAAAACTGCTCAAATGTTTGGCTTAAAAGTAGTTCCCATTGTTGGAGAAGGCACTCTTTATGAAGCTACTAAATTTGTATGTGATCATCCTAATTCTGTAGTAGCAGAAGATGAAGTTGAAATGGAA